AGGTACACAAGGCACCCCATTTTAACATTTCCCAACAGGTTTTTAACAGTTGCTAACACACTTTGGCACGGTTTTTGCTCTGTGCCGCAATTACGATTATTTAACACAACTTTTAACACTGTTAAACTTTCATAAAAATGATGTTTCACGTGGAACGGTGGCAAAGTGTATGTTTCACGTGGAACAAATTGTGTATATGTTAAAAAGATTTAAATTAATATTTTTGCATTATTTAACAAAAATAATTTTGTTGGTTCGTGGAAAATGCTTATCTTTGCAACAGATTTAGAAATTTAGTTCAACCCTTTAAAATACAAGAATATGGCAACGTATGAAATTACTTTAGAGTTTGAAACCGTTTTATCTGTTGACGGTACACGTGTTAAAAGTGAAACATCACGTGAAACGCAAATCGTTACAGGTGTTTTTGCTGACGTGGCAAAAGTTATGTTTGAACACGAAACAAACTGCATTAAGCACAACAGATTGCCAAAGTTGACGAAAGACGTTTACACTATCTTTGAAACAAAAGATAGTTTGAACTACATCAACGAATATGGATGCTGCGTTACTCAACTTTGCAACAAATTAGGTAAAAACGCTAGTTCGTTCTTACAGTTGATTCAAACAAGCAAAAGAATTAAGTAAATGTTTAACCGCCTGTAAGGTTCACCCCTTACGGGCACAAAACATAAAGTTATGATACGATTACAGAAGTTTAAGTTTGAAAAACTTTTGGTATCTTTAGTAACAAAAGATACAAAGGTGGTTACAAAGTTGTTAACTAATTACCGTTTTTGTGGCGGTGGTTTATATATCCACACAAAGTTTGTCGGTAAATATGCAAAGGTGGATTTTGTTGACGTTAACGGCAAACCTGTTAAAAGCATATAAGTTTAACCGCCCTTATAGGGCACAAAATAATTGATATATGGAATATTCATATTTTAAGATTACATTAAAGCAAACCGACAAAGAAACCGTTTATATGGTTCGTTCGGACAAAGTAAGCGAGTTTTTCAACAACAAAATTGACTACTTACAGGGAGAATGTTCGATAACTGTAAAGGGTCGTTTTCCAACGCACAAAGATTCTCGCAAGTGGTTTATTGTTTCACCTAAATAATAGTGTATATGAAAAAGATTAAGTATTTTAGTTTAAGCGAGTTTATCAACTCACCAACTGCAAAACGTTTGGGCATTGACAATTTGCCAACGTTTGAAGTCGTTGACAACTTGAATCGTCTTGCTGATTATTTAGACGGCATCCGTGAAAAGTTAGGTAAACCGATTCTTATTAATAGCGGTTATCGTTCACCGATTCTTAATAAAGCGGTGGGCGGTGTCGCTAACAGTCAACACCTTAAAGGTTTGGCTGCTGATGTGGTTTGTGCTGATATGGAATCTTTAGAAAAGGTTCTTAGAGAAACAGGCGGTTTTGACCAACTTATTAAGGAACACCGCAAAGGGTCTTCTTCTTTTTGGTTTCATATTTCGGTTTGTTCCCGTAACGGAAAACCCCGTAACCAAATTATAATGAATCTTGAAAAGAAATAGTTATGGAAAAAGCAATAGAAATTTTGTTGAAGTCTATTAAAGTTTCAACAGAAAATTTGCAATATATAGCAGAAGAAACAACAGGCACAAACGGTATGCTTTTAAATTCTGTTATCGAAACATTAAAGGCGCAAACCTTAGTAATAAAAACTATTTCTTGCAAATTTGATGCAGAAAAAGCAAAGAAAAACCGTGCCTTAGATTTTATTTGTGGCAAAGGTTTAGCCAACGAATTTAATAATAAAAAATAAGAAAACAGGCGGTAACAATTTTACCGCCCGTTTTCTTTTATAAATAAACGCCTGTTTCAAGTTGTGAAACAATTTCATTATATTCATCTACCAACAAGTTTGCCGTGTTCAAATTCACGTTTGCAAACTGTGCGAATCCCGTTACCGCATTTATCGTTACGTTTTCTTGCGTGTTGTTTACAGGAACATCAACGGTTAAATTCTCAGTAATCAATACATAAGGTTCTAAACCGTACAAAATTTGTTCGTTCCATTGTTCACCGCCAACAACGTTTAAATCCGTTCCCAAACGGTAAAGAACATCACGTGACAAAGAAAAACTTTCAATTTGGAATGTCACACCGTCACACGATAACAACGCCACCGAATCGCCCGTAATAACGTTTACTTTGATAGTTAAATTAATCGTCTTACCGATATATTTACTATCTATAGTAACAACACCCCGACACGGAATAAACATTTGTACCTGTGCGTTAAAGTCTTCATTGTTACCGTTTGCCCCTGTTAGTTCAACGTTTCCAAAATCTAGAACAATAACATCACTATCGGGATATTTTACGTTTATTCCCGTGTTGTAGTTACCGCATTTAAGAACATCATCACCGCCAACGGGAACGGTGGCAAAGATTCTTTTGATACGGTTTACATATTGACCCAAATTTACTTCTGAATATTTTGCGCCCGTTTCCGTTTCCCCTGTTTGGGTAAAGAAACGCTTTTTTGCAAACTCATCCAAATTCGCCAACGTAACGATATAGACGTTTATCGCACCGTAATTTTTGATAGTTGGCGGTGTAACTACATTTGCATTCGCAACGATATTCAAATCATCTGCATTCGGTGTCAATTCAAACGTAACGTTACCCGTTTGTTTGTCTTCTGATATTGTACCGTTTACCACAACAGGGTTTCCGTTGTCGTCTATGAAATTTGCTTCAATCTCGGTCAATTCCGTGTTCGGGTTTGCTCTGAAATTAAACGTGTAACTTTGACCCGTTTTGACCTTTACAGGTTTATCGCCAACGATTTCGCAATTAGTCAAACCGTATTGAACTTCGATATATTTACCTAACAGATAATCACCGTTGATAATAACCGATTCCGTTGCTATAGGAACAATAGCCGTTGCGGTTTGGTTCGTTACGGTCATATTGTACGTATTGCCACCGTATGTTATCGTTGGCATACCGTTAAACATTCCCTTTGCGTTTCCTGTAACCGTTACGGTGTAATTTGTTTCACTTGCCACCGAACTTGCCGTTGTGTTGGCAATATTGTTGGTTATTTGCAGTTCACGCACACCCGAAATAAAACTACCTGTTATAGTTATTTCATCACCCTCAGAACAATAAACTGTGAGTGTTGCAACGTTTCCGTTAACTGTAAACGGTTCGTCTTCAATATAGTATCCATCCCAATTTTGATACGCTGCTTTTAAATTGCTAAACGTACCGTCACCGTTACCCGTTACGGTTATATCAAAGTGGTGGGCATCCGTTCCCTGTTTGTCGGTTATTGTAACGTCACCCGTCAAACCTGTTGTGTCATAAGTTAACAAGTTCGTTGGCGTTGGTGGCGTTGGTGGCGTTGGCGGTTCGGGTGTTCCACCGTTTACAAATTCGCCTGTTATCGCAATCTCATCACCCTCAGAACAATAAACTGTGAGTGTTGCAACGTTTCCGTTAACTGTAAACGGTTCGTCTTCAATATAGTATCCATCCCAATTTTGATACGCTGCTTTTAAATTGCTAAACGTACCGTCACCGTTACCCGTTACGGTTATATCAAAGTGGTGGGCATCCGTTCCCTGTTTGTCGGTTATTGTAACGTCACCCGTCAAACCTGTTGTGTCGTAACGTAACAAATTCGTTGGCGTTCGTGGTTCGGGTGTTGCACCTACAACAAATTCACCGTGTACCTCAACACTGTTGTAATATTCGGTTTCGGCAATTAACGTTGCAGTCTTACCGTCAATAGTGAACGGGTGGTTCAATACCCAATCACCTGTGTAAAGTTCATGATAACCGCCAACTAAACCGTCTTTAAAATATCCGTCAACGTTTCCCGTCAACGTTATTTTCCATTTTTGTTTGGTGCTATCGAGTTGTTCAACTTTATATGAAACATTATCCGCACCCGTTAAAAATTTTAAATTTACTCTTAATACATTGTTAGCCATACCTTAAACGTTACCTTTAATAGTTACCATAACAATACTACCCGTTTCGTTCAACAACCCCTTATTCGGAAAATCTAGTTTTCTGATATTAGGTCGAACGTCAACAACGTTTGAACGGTTTGAAAGATATTTGTTTCCGTTTTCGCTTTTTGTCAACGTTGCACTACTGTTTAGAATAATATCCTTATAAGTAAACAGAACGTCAACACGTAAACGAACGGTGCAAATATCGCCATCCTGTTGTTTCTCAGAAACGAAATAATAACGGTTCAAACTTTCGATATAAACATAGTTAAACGTTACAGGTGTTCTTGTTCTGAAACGAACAACAGGTGTTAAAACGTTGAACGTTGCATTCAACACGCCCGTATATTCTGCATTTTCCTGTAAAGTCTTGTTTACTTCATTCGGTTTGCCGTTGTAAATGAAAGTTTTAATTTTAACCATACCTTAAAAGCTAAAAGGGGCATCCCTGTGCTATCAACTACAGGAACACCCCAACAGTTAAACAACTAAAATTAGGCAACAAAGAACACAACAAAGTTTTCGTTTGTGTCGTTGAAGTAACCTGCATCAAACTTGAAATAGTTGTTGAAAAACTCTGCTTTTGCGTTGTAGTTGGTGGTTACTCGCTTATCCAAATTTGTAACACCCAACGCATCACGGTCGAACATCACGCCCAACACGCCACCGATGGAAACGGTTGCACCGCTTGCCGATTTAACGTCAATCTTTGAAACGTCTGCAAAGGCGTAATCTGTGCCTGTTGCTTGCCAACTTGCAACGGTCTCAGCCTGTGGCAACAGAACGTTCTCGCTGTGGAACGTGTCGGCATACAGGTATGCTTTTGCTGCGGCTGCAAAATCGGACAACAGAACGGTGTGCAAAACGTCTTTCGGTGTGAATCGTTCCTTACCGCCAACGTTGAACAAAGTTGAAATTGTCTGCAAACGGTCGGCATACAAACCCATTGTATATGCTGCAAAACGTATGAAATCGGGTGTGGTTACTGCTGCGCTAGCGGTCAAATCTGCGCCCGTCTTTTCGTTGTAAAGTTTCAACAGGTTCACGCAACGAACTGTTGACGCACTCGCATAGTCAACCAGTTCGTGTGTTGATGCTACCCAACCGAAAGCGGTTTTGTCGGCATTCAAAGTTTCCGCAATCATATTGTTAATTGTGCGCATAACAAGCGCATCCGTTTTGATAGTCATTGATTTTTCAACTGCTGAATAAATCATAGACAAAAATCCGTTCAACTGCTCGGCACTGCTGAAAGATTCCTTTACTTGTCTTTCAGTAATTGAAACAGGAACTTCAAAAGTTACCTTTGAGTTGAAGAACTTAGCGGAAACGGTCGGTTTGTGGAACACGTCTTGTTTGTACTCTGTGCCGTCTTTCAAGTTCCAACTATCGTTTTCCTCAGCCTGTGGAACGTCTGCGCTGATTTTCTCTAAAACGCTACCAAATTCCCACGCATCCATAAGAACGGATGGAACTTTACCCGAATAAGGGCGGTTCACGAAAACAACCTTACCGATGTGGTTAACCAACGATTTAACGTAATTATCCACGGCATTTTGGTTGAACACTTCGTTACCCAAATCAACCAAACCCGTAAGGTCTTCGTTGACAATATCGGTTTTACCCAAAACTTCACCGCTTACGGTGTTAACTAAACTATAAATCTGCTTTACATTCATTTTTATAAAAAATTTATGTATTAATAAATATCTACTGTTAACTCTTTTGCAAGTTCTGTTATCACTTGCGTTTTGAAATTAGTTTTGCGCAAACTCATTTCTTCTTGAATAATTTCACTAGTTGGAACACTAGACGGAACACCGTTCTTAATAGTTGTTTTCGTGCCCGTTTCTTGTCTACTCCCTGTGGAATCTCTTTGTTGTTTCGTGTCATTTCCAAATTCCCCATTATTAAATGTAACACTTGAATCGACTGTGCTATTATTGCCTGTTTCGTCAACGGTGTTACTTGTTGTTTCCGTTGTATGTGACGTTACAGGGTTCAACACGTCATATTCTTTATTAAACACTTGAATCTGTTTTTGCCATTCGTCAAATTTTACTGTAATAATACCTTTGACAATATCCGTTGCAGTTTCATTTGTTACGGCATCACACAAAGTTCTGTTTCCATATTTGAAACGTAAATCAATATCAATTATTTTCGGGTCGTCATTCCCGAATATTGATTCATACAAAACAGGAAACAGGGGTTTAAAGATTTTATCAAATAAACCGTTTTCAGTTGTAAAAAGTTCATTAATTTTCATCTTTGTTTTCTTTTTCTTCTGTTTCTTCTGTTTCTTGCGTTTCTTCTGTTTCTGTTTCTGTTTCTTCTGTTTCTTCTGTTTCTTCTGTTTCTGTTTCCGTTTCTTCTGTTTCTTGCGTTTCTTCTGTTTCGTTTTCCGTTACAGGGTCAACGTCTTCTGTGTCAGTGTGGTCGTGCCCGTCTTCTGTTGCTTTGAGCAACGACAAATAATTTTCGTGTTCGATTTTCCAACTTGACCCCAAAGTTACGGTAATATCCGTACCGAACATTTCGTTCACACGTTTCACACCCTCAACACGTTCTGTTAACATTGAATCAACGAACGGCATCAAAGCATCAATATTCATTGAAACTTCTTGCGTGTTCAACCGTTCACGTTTCATATTGTAATTTGCATTCAAACCCAAATCGTTAAACAGGCTAGCTTTATAGTACTGCAACAGTTCAATTAATTGCCCGATTTGTTGGTTTCCCTGTGTCGGTGGGGTCTGTAAGTTTACACCTTTGAAAAAGGCATTTTCACCGATAACAGAAAAATCACCGTTCAAAATTTTCTGTAAGAACGATTCCGCACTCTGTTTGGTCTTATCGTCACTTGCCGAAATCAACATAGTGATACGGGTCAAAATGCTAGCCAAATTTAATGTTATTGTGGCATCCGTGTAAAGTACACCATATTTGCCGATAATAGGCATAAGCGAATCCGCAAACGGTGTGTTATTGATAACTACAATATCCGAATCAATTTTGAACGTCTTGTTCAAATTTAACCACGGGTTAGCCACAACGTAATCTTTGCCGTGATAATAGGCATCACAATCGCCACCCCGTGTGCCCTGTAAAGCATACAAATCCCCGTTGACTTCTGATATACCAACGTTACCCGTTGTTTGAAGAATCTTTTCAAGTTCAACGGGCGGCATTGTTTCGGGCATCCCCGTGTAAACAAACATTTTTGAAGTCATACAAAGAACACGTTGCATAAATGTGAATAATGCAGTATCTTTGTTTTTAACTTCTGTTTGATACCTGTTATATAAGTTTTCTTTTTCCATTTACTTAATTAGTGTTTTGATTAATGTGCAAAGTTCGGTTAACACTTTCGTGTTACTTTGCACGGTTTCATTTAACTTGTCGGTTTCGTTTTGGTGGCGTTCGTTCTGTTTTTCCATATAATAGAAAAGTGCAACACACACCGCAACAGGAAAACCAACGTTGCTAATAAGTGAAATTATTCCGTTTGCATCCATATAGTAATTTTTAACTTTGTTATTTAACGGTGCAAAGATAATAATATTATTTGGTTTCACCAAATAAAACAGGGGAAAAAATGTTTCACGTGAAACAATTTTAACCCCTGTTAACAGTCATTAAGTAATAATGTTACTGCGAGCACTCGCCATTAAATAGTTACGAACGATTTCGCCAATTTCGTTGCTTTGATAAAATACCTTATCGGTGGCGAAATATCTAGTTATCTGTGATTCTAGATACGTTGCAGTACTCAACAACTTACGTTTGTAGTTCGGTTTGCCGTTCATATTCAACGAATAAATCAAACTGTTGTCGGTGTCCTTAATCGGTGTTGTTTTGTTGTGAATGTAAATGAAATTATTCACACCGTTTTCTTTGTCCTCAACCTGTATAACGTTACCCTGTAAGGTCATTTCGTTAAACTGAATATAGAAGACAAACAACACGTCACTCGGTTTGTACTTTACAGGTAGGTGGGGATATGCTGCGAGTTCCCATTTACCGCCCGTAATCATTTGCAGATTTTCATTATCGAAACAGAAATACTTGTTACTTGCTTTATGTTTGACAATAGTACTGCAATATTCAACCGCCACCGTTGCACCGTGCTCACCGAACTTATAAATATCTATTGTGCCCTGTTCCATTATTCGCACCTGTTTCAATCCCATTTCGGTAAAATACGGGCAAAACTGATTCACCGTGTTACCTAACATAAAGACTTTAACATCATTTCTTTGACGAATAATTGTACTCAACAGGTTCATATATAACATAAATTCGTCAGGCAAATAATAACGTCTTGTAAGGAACTCATCGAAAACAATAGTAGTTATGTTCGGGTAACTGCTAGACTTTTCGTGTTCTTGTTCTGAAAGACAAAAACCATAACAGAACGGTGTGTTTTCGGGCACACGTTTTTTCGTTTCTGCATCATAGAACGAAAGAAACCATTTACCCGAAACGTAAAACACTTCGTTAAACTTGCCATCCGTTAATTCCTGTATCACGCCATTTGCCACGTGATTTGCAAACAAACTTTCGGCACGTTTGCCCCTCAAATCCTCACGCCAACGCCTAATGTACGCCATTTGTTTTCCTGTGCGCAAATATTCTTTGATTCCATACAACAACGTTGCATAAGTCTTGCCGTTGGAACGTTCACCGAAAATTACGTTGTAATCTGCATTTTTTGACAAAATACGATTCAACGTGTAAAATTTTGGTGTTTCCACTTTTTCTTTTTTCTGTTTCATATTATTCCTTTTTTAATCTGATTCCCATTAAATAATTTATATAAAGAACTGAAAGACTTAAAGTGTACCCCGTTGGTTCTAAGTGTACCCCTGTGGTCGTATCGTAACTTGAAACGTTTCCCTTATAGTCTTTTATCGTTCCTGTTTGTTCGTAATCTATATATGTATGAATGTTCTTACCTGTTGCACTCGGTGGAATGTCTAGATAGTTAGTAAAGGCATCGAACACGCCATTTTCACCGAACGTTTCCACCATATAGGGGATAGCTGATTTCTTGTTAACACCCGAAACGGTCATTGAATAATTATAATTTTTGCCGTTTACTGTAAGGGCGTTTTCTTCTTCAATCATATAACGTTTCGCACCCAACGTTTTAAAACGGGTGTAACGCCCCTCATAGTCCCACACGCCCAAAGGTTTTGCTATTCCCTTTATCGTAACGGGTTCAACTTTTTCAAAGGGTATTTTGTGGAACTTACAGGCGGCACGCAATTTCTGTTGTGCCAAATCGTTGTATGCTTTGAAATATTCTTTGTGGGCATCCCCGTTCATTATTTTTACTGAATCGGTGTCGCTATATATGTAATCGTCACCGCATTCAGAAATACCTGTAAATAGATTCCTACGGGCATAGGCGGTAACATAAATACCCCACGGGTAAAATAAAAAGCGGTTTTTGCTATCGTTGTATTTATTGAGCATTTCTAATTGCTTTTCGCCTGTAAGATGTTCAATATCCCACGTTTCACCGTCACACAAAATTTCGTCACGCAACGGGTTTGTAACGCACATACCATAACAACTGTTTAGCATTTCTTTGCTATTCAGATATTCTACTTCTTTACCCTTTACACCTTTAAGTTTGGTTTTCATTTCATACAGGTGCAAAATTGATTCCACAAATTCGGTCGGCAAATATTCTTTGCGGTAACAAATCATTTTCCCGATTCTTATTTGTTCCCACGTGTAAAACTGTGAAAACACTTTGTAATCTATTTCGGTAATTGTCATACAGATTTTCTTTGCACAAACCAATCTACCGTTATTCTCGGAAACGTTTTCTTTGACGAAACATTTACTTACCGATATAGGGTTTTCGTTTTCTGATTTCGCAAAAATGTTTGTAATCTCTACATCGAACACGCAACAAAATTTGCTAGTCATAAACTCAAATTGTTTCATAGACTTTACAGGAACGAAAACGCCTGTGCTCATAGGGAATTCTTCCGACACCATAACATAGGGGTAACTGCTAGTAAAATCGTAACTATCTACGTTTTCAATTACTTCGTCAGTATATTTTGCGTTGGCGTGCGTAAAACCACCCGAAAACGCCCTTTGCAGCATAGAAAACTCATCCAAACCTGTTATATTTAAAGAATGAATCTTATCAATATATTTAAAGTTCGGAATCGTCTTGCCTGTTTCGTCAGTTGTTTTAAAGCATACCGAACGGCAATACTTGCGTACAAACCCCGTTTTTGTAATCGGTAAACGTGTTATTCCTTTATATTGTTCTATTAATTCCTGTATATAGCACATCACAACTTTTATGTCGTTCAAACAGTAACCTATTTCTTTTTGGGTCAACGGTGTTTCACTGTGACGCAATAGGCTATAGTCTAAATCCCCGACTAACTTTTCACATTTATATTTGTGAAGTTGTTCGCCCAATTTCGCCAAAGAATATCCCGAAAGTAAGTAACTACAACGGAACTCTAAACCTGTTTTAGTTATTCCGTAAATCGGTTTTCTAAGGTCTATAGAAAAAACCTTTTCCCAATCTAACAATTCACGGAAAAATTGGAACTCATAAGCTAAGTTATGCACGTATATAATAATACGCTTTTTCGGGCATAGTTCCAATATAGCCACGATTTCGGCTAACATATTCAAAAACTCATCCCACGTTCTACCAATAATGCAAAAACCGTTTATTCCAAATTGCCACACATACATTAAAGAACATTTTTCCATTTTGGTTTGTTTACCGCCTAATTTCATATAACGTTCATAACTGTATGTTTCGCCATCCGCATCACGATAAAATGAAGTTGTTTCAATATCGAAAGATACAGGCACATTAAGGAACTTTTCACCCTTATTATTGCCTGTAAAATTCTTTTCGTTCACCGCCAAAGATAAAACCTTTGCAATATCTTTTGGCGTGAAAACTTCTGTTTGTAGTTCAAAGGGTATTTTTCTCATTATAAACCAAATTTTTCAAATTCTGCTAAAATCTTTTTTAACGGTTCATCCGTTTTAAATTCGTCAACGTCATTCACGTATGCTTCTGCCGTTCCACTGTGTGCAATTTGGTCTATTGCATCATCCAAAGCATTTTCAATTCTAACCGCATCATCTTCGATTTGGTCGGACACGTCACGGGATTCCTGTTCAAGTTCACCTGTAAAGTCTTTATATTGCATTAAGTATTGTTCCAAAAATCTTTCATCTGAAACACTTGCAATTTTACCCATTAATTTGTCTTGCATCAACTTAAATTCTTTATCGTTTAAGTCGTAAGACTTTTTCAAGTGATTTGAGTACTCACGTGTACCACTTGCCGTTGATGTAGGTTGTTGCAAAAAAGAAACCGCTTTGGCATATTCGATTTTTAAATCGTTCCAATCGTGTTTCATTGAAAATTTCGCAAAACCTTTGATGTCACCTTTGTTCAACGCAACAACTGCGGGCGAAACTAAACCCGTTGTTGCCACGTTCTGAATACGTCTGTTAGCCTGTTGAAATACACGGGCGATTTCTTTGCGTAAATAGCCACGTGATTCTATTGCATCCATTATTTGCTTGTCAACGTGTATTTTAGAAGTTGATGCAAAAGTTCTTTTTGAAAAACCTATCGGATTCAATTTTGCCATATTATTACAGTTTTAAAATGAAACAAAAAACGGGGCAACAATAAACAAAGTTACTGTTTACCCCGTCACGTTATCCACCCTTTACCCTACGAAAACTACTTGTCAACAAAAGTTATACCATAACATTTCTTTGCGTGCGATTCATATTCGTAAATAGTGTAACCAACTTTGTTGGCTTTGATAGCGTCAACCGCCTCACTATCTGCGAGAATCTCGCGAATCGTGTCACCTGTGAACTGTGGTAAGTTCACCAAACGCTTGTTTTCTGCGTCAATAATAACAGGCGAATCACCCAACTGTGATTTATGAACGTACAAACCATTGATAGGATGCACAACGTCACCGCCACCCTCATTCTCACTGTTGAAAATGTCGGTCAACTTTACAAACGGAAAATCGGTTGTATCAATACCGAAACTTGTCTTATTGAACTTACTTGCAAAACTAAAACCTTTAGCCATAACTTAATCTTTTTAAAACGTTAAACTTCTGTTGTTACTTTACCTCATTCAAACCGTTTGCAGCCGCAAACTCATTCAACCACTTCTTAAAGCGGTTCAACTTTATAACCGCTTTGTCGTCTTTAGCAACTTCGTTTGAAGTCATCAAAGCGTTAACACTTGTAATACAGTTGAAAACAGTTTCATTAAAATTTTCGTTCATAACTTACCTAATTTAAATTGTTAAACTTATATTGTTTATTAAACACGGTGCAAAGATATGGCAAATATATTAAACCACCAAATTATTTTAGTTAAAAAGTATTAAAGAAATAAATTAACTGTTGTTAACACTTATTGTTCCACGTGAAACAGTTTTGTGGCATCCACCTGTTTGTTCCACGTGAAACATACACTTTGCCACCGTTCCACGTGAAACATCATTTTTATGAAAGTTTAACAGTGTTAAAAGTTGTGTTAAATAATCGTAATTGCGGCACAGAGCAAAAACCGTGCCAAAGTGTGTTAGCAACTGTTAAAAACCTGTTGGGAAATGTTAAAATGGGGTGCCTTGTGTACCT